ATATTAGAACGAGTACATCCAATTTGGTTTGCTATATCTTTTTGTAGCCAACCCAGTTTTCTTAACTCAAAAATTTTGTTAATATCTGTTTGAGTTAGTTTTGAAAAATTACTTTTTTCACCTTTTCTTGGCTGTTGCAAACCAGTTTGAAAAGCGTGCTTTTGATTTTCTGAAGAAGAACACCATTCTAAATTTGATAACGCATTATTTTTTTTGTCACCATCTATATGATTTACTTCTAAGTTATCCATATCTTCTATGGGTTTAAAAGCCATCATTACTAAACGATGAACTCTATACGTTTTCTTTTTTCCTTCTTGCGTCATAAAATTTATTATTTGATATTCAGTATTACCCTTATTTCTGGTTTTCATTTTACCAGATATATCACTAAAAATTTCACCATTATCATTAATAGTATATAAATCTTTAATATTAGGCAGAAAATCATTAATTCTTTTTTCCATTACTATCTCCCAATTTCTTAGTCTATAATTTTGGAATTATTATATCATTTTTAAAACATATTGTCAAGGTTCTTAGCTGCTGATTGCCCAATCCTTATAGTTTTCAAACATTCACGCTTGGTTTTACAACCTACGTTGTAGTCTATAAGACTCTAAGGGTGTCCCAGCAATTAGAGAGTTAATTTTTCAACGTATTACTACGCAGCCATCCGATATTCACTTTGGAACATTTGTTCAGATGGATCACCGCTGTTAGCCATGCTGAAAGTAAAGTTAGACTGAATCTTACCACGAGGAATAACGAATTCAGCAGGAAGGTCTACACCAGTAGCTTCATCACGGAAGAGTGTAGAAGCTTCGATGTAGTAGTAACCAGCAAAGTTAGAAGCTTCAATGCTCATTTCATAAGCTTCATCGTAGTGAACTTCATAGCAGTCGATACGGACAGTATCGCCAACTTTTACAGCCTTGTCTTGATTTTGATCACCAGGAGTATCTTTACCAAGGACGAAAGCAAGAGTTTCACCCTTATCGCCAACTTCGCCATTAGCACCAAGAGTGGCTTTCTGTAGTGTACCACCAGGTTGAACGGTAAAGACTTCTTCTTCAGTTACAGCAGAAAGATACTGAGATTGAGCACCAGCGCTATCAAGAGTAACAGGATAGATAGGAGCTTCACGGGTAACTACAAGAGTAGCACCATTACGGTCCTCATTGGTAAGTTTAGCAACAAGTTTGCTATCCTGGCTTTGTTCAACTACCATATCATAAGTAGCATGAACATAAATAGGATGCTTAGAAGCGTCTTCAGCCTTATGACCTTTTACAATGCCAGCACCAGAAAGGGTAGCAAAGCTGATAGGAGACATAAGAGCATCTTCGAGGGTAAAGGTAAGAGTCTTCTCACCGTCCCAACCAATTAGGCGGGGATTGCCTTGACCACCCTGAGCATAGACAGTGCTAACAGCTTGTTCAAGAGAAGAAGTTTTAGCAGTGTCAATATAAAGAACAGGCTGGCCAGCATCGAAATGCTGATTACCAATATCAACAGAGGTAAGAGGTTTGAAAACAACATCGCAAATTTCGCGTCATTTTATTTTATAAAATGGACTATATCTTATAAATGGTCTAGCCATTTATACGCCTTTGAAATACGTATCAATAGTATTCCTCAAAATCTATTATGATTTTTAGTCTCTACATCGCTCTTTTATCAATGATAAAAGTATGACTCGGGATTCTTTCGTTCCCCGATAGCTTATTTATTTTACAAAATAAATTTTTCTTTTTTCCTTTTCAAGAAAAAATCAGAATTATTTTGATACATATATTTTCCTATTTTGATAGTATCTTTTTTCCCAAATTTTAGAGAACAGCAAGAATCATCAAAACTTCCGCCTTGAACTCCAGCTTCTTTTTTCAAAATATCTAAAAGAGATTCTAAAAATTGTTTAGACCCAGAAGTAAAAGCAGAATTTATACGATTCCCTTTCAATTTCATTATACATCCATCTCCATCAAAATACCCTCTAATAAAATCAGGTCTATATTTCAAAGGAATTTCAGGGAAAGAAATATAATTACTTTTATTTTCCATTCCACCTAGTTTTATAATATCATTATAAATAACTACACAAGAAAAATTTAGTCTAGCTGCTTGTCTGTCTACATAATCATACAAATTACCTTCATATCCTATTTCTTTGGCAATTTTATTTAGAATGTATTTATCTTTTTTGTGTAAAGTAATATCAAACATTTTTCCACCATAGATACATCCATCAGCATACCACAAGCCTAAAATATAGGCCATATTAGAACTCCATGTTTTGAAATAATCTTGATTGATATTATATTTTCTAGCATTTTGGGACTGAATAATACTTTTTTGAGCTTTTGAAAGTTTTTTAGGTTTTTGACAATTTTTATAACAAAAATCATAAATTTGCTTTTTAGTATATTTATGATCAAAAAAATCAACCCACTCTGCCGAGGTTTTACTTCCGCTCTGCGACAGAAGAATTTCCTTGTCCTTTTCACTAAGGGGCATCTTATTTCTCTTTTCTTTTGGAAAATTTTTATTTCAAATAAATAAACCCTGTTCGATAAAACAGATAAGGCGTATTAGTGCAAGCTTTTCACACCAAAGCGATTCATATGTTATTTTCTCCTTTCTAAATAGAATGATAAAACGAAAAACGTATACATTTTCCTTTTTAGAAAATCTCTACGCACCGAGATTTCCTTGTTTGATGAAGAACACGATTATAGCTTATTGATATATACTTTCCAACCAATTTTTAGGTTCATCCATTTTACTAGTATCCATAAAAGGAGTTGTGCTAACTTTCATATGTAAATCATATGCCATTTTGACTGTATACCTAGTAAAAATATCATATAGTTGAAAAGGCGTATAATTATAAATTGTATTTATATCCATAGATAATCCAACAGCAATAACTGAAGCATAGTTGGCAAAAATACTGCCTATATCGCCTTTTTCTTTTTGTTGAATTGCCGCACGTTGGTCACGTCCTTTTTGCAATTTTTTAGCAATTTCTTCAGCTGCGCTATTTGCTGGATTAAATTCTTGTTCTTCTTTATCTTTTCTTTGCGGTAAAAATAAAGTACTAAGTGTTTTTTGAAAATTTTCAAAATTCATTGGATTTATTTGTCCAATAATACTGGCATTTTCACCTATTCTAAAATTTATACTTCCAGGAGCAAACTCCCAAGAGTATTCAGGTAAAATCAAAGAAAATAAATTATCTATAGTTTCTTTTATAGAAGTGTCATTTTCAAGCGCTGCTATCAATACTTGAAAATCAGGTAACATAGCTAATCGTGAATTGCCCTCTTTTATTGGGGCAACAATTTTATCTATTTTTACAAATATTTGCAATCCACCTAAAAATACATCTTCTCCATAAGCACTAATCTCTCTAATAGTAGGTTGCGAGACTGCAATATTGCAGCCCGCAACCCTAATTGGCATACCAGACAGAATTTGTGCTAAATCTCCTTGTATCGCCATATAATCTCACCTCTATAAATTTTGAGGTGCTGGTAATGCTTGAATAATACGCTCGCTATCATCTGCATCAGAATGGGTAGCAACATATCGTAAAATAACTCCACCAAGATATTCATTAAGAACAACCTGACTTGCTCCCATAAATTGCAATGTACCAATACCCGACAGTTTGGTTTCATTCAAAATACCGTCTATATATCCCGCAATCAACCAAGGACGTAATTCATAGTCATCCAATTCCCAATAATCTAATTGAGAAATAATAGTAAAACTAATTACACAATTACGATATTCAGGATTATCTGATGGAGTAAAATCATCAAACTCCAAGAGTATATAAGATTTTACTTCTTCATGTTCCCCAAAGCTAAGTTTAGGAATGGATTTAATATATTGTTCATCTTTCATACGCTTAATTGTATATTCATTTATCTTTTGCTGATACTGAGCTTGCGTTGAATCTAAACAATTTGGAGTATTGATAATGAGTAATTTTTTCAATTTATCACTATATGGTTTACTTTCAACCAAGAGTCTACGCCAAATAGTCTCTTGGTCTTTAGCACAAGACATAAAAGTAGATTTGAAATTCTTTTGTAGCATATTAGAAGCTATGTGTTTCATATAACCTCCAATCTACTTATAAAGATTTTATTGTAACAGGTAAAGAAGTTTCAATATCCGCATACTTGGCAAAAAGAGTAAATTTGCCTTTTTTGCTAGAAATAATTTCAACTTGACAACTATCTTTTTCTGTATTTATAATTTGAGCGTTATTATTATCAATACTAAATTCTACCTTTTCTCCTTCGGGGAGCTTTTTGATAAAATAAGTATGAGTATCATAAGGATAAACTTCTTGCGGGCCTTGAATAATTGGTTTCTGCCAATCAATAGTTACCTCTAAGAATTGTTCTCCATAATAAATTCTAAAGGTTTTAACAGCTCCCGCAAAGATTTTTACTTTACAAATGCGGCCATTGTCAAGAATTTCTTCAATCTTGACTCTTGGATTATCTCTAACTTCCCATTTAATATTAGGGTCATATGCCGCATTATCAATCATATAGCCAATAATGCTATCTTGTTTAACAACAGTTTGTCCTTTGATAACATTTAAGGGTGTTTCTTGGTCTAGTTTGATTTCAGGTAATTCAGCAATAGAATTATCATAATATTCTTGGATTTCAAGCTCTAAAATACCTGGCACTGAAATAGCATCAGTAACTTGCACTTCCCATATATGACCATCGAGTTTCAAATGAGTAAAACGCTTGAAAAACTTTTTAGTCTTTTCATCATTTTTGATATAGATCGTGCCAGAAAGATTTAACTCATTTACATTAATTTGATTTTTAATAAACCAACGTAAATCTGTTTCTGTTGGACCTTGAAAATAAACCCAATATTTTTCACCATCTACATTAAGAGTATATCTACAGCGAATAATTTCTGAACGTAAATATGCGGTTTCAGTAATAATAGGAAGATAAATCATCCAATGGGAACCATCATCAAGACATTCAAAAGTGTCTCCAGCTTCAAGTCCAGCCGCATATTCTACAGATATATATTCTTTATCATAATCTGATTTTAGAGAATTTTTATTGATTAGGCAAGGCCATGCAGCATGACTATTTGTTTTGATGTACCTTGTCTGATAGTTATTTTTGAGAGCAGCTTGAAAAGAACGTAATTTTTGCTTATTAATGCGGTCAAGCTGATTGCCGCCTAGGTATTGTGTTCTAGCTGCTAATGTTTTTATTGACATAGGCCCACAGACTCCCTAATTTCATTGGTTAGTCCGCAAGCTTCAAAAATAGTGCGGCGAAAGAGCATAAAATCTACTTCTTCACCTAATTCTTTTAAACCATTTAGCTTACAAAGCAATGCAAAGAATTTTGTTTGGTCTGGGAAAAATGCCGCCATACCTGTAAGTTCAAGAATAATAGTATCAAGAGGCTTTATCCAATCCACCCCTTCTTCTCTTGTTGGCAATAGTCTAAAAATTTGTCCAACAATACGAGTTAGATTAGTACAAATATCCTCTGTATTTATAATAAAATCATCTACTAAAACCGCCATGATGGACGCTCCATAATCTTTCCAAA